GAGCCTTGCTGGCCGGAGTTCTGGTCTCTTGATGATCTGACCGCGGTAAAAGCGTCCATCCCGCCGAGCAAGTGGAACGCTCAGTATCAGCAGAACCCTACCGGCGAAGAGAACGCCATCATCCCTCGCCAGTGGTGGAAGCGTTGGGAAAAAGACAAAGTGCCTAATCTTGAGTTTGTTATTCAAAGTTATGATACGGCGTTTAGTAAAAGAGAAACTTCTGACTTTTCTGCCATAACCACGTGGGGTGTTTTCCATCCGGAAGAAGCTGGGGGTCCCCCGGCGATTATATTGCTGGACAGCAAGAAAGAGCGGTGGGATTTTCCGGAACTCAAGCGAGAGGCGCTAGAGCAGTATCAGTACTGGGACCCCGACACCGTCATCGTAGAAGCAAAAGCTTCTGGATTACCCCTGACGCACGAATTAAGAAACGTCGGTATACCCGTTGTTAACTTTACGCCAAGCAAAGGTAATGATAAGATAACGAGAGTTCACTCCGTCTCACCTTTGTTTGAAGCGGGAATGGTTTGGGCCCCCGACACTTCTTTTGCTGACGAGCTCATAGAAGAGGTAGCAGCTTTTCCCAACGGGGAGTATGATGACTTGGTAGATAGCATGACACAGGCCCTTATGCGTTATCGTCAGGGTAATTTTGTGCAGCTACCGTCGGATGACTGGGGCGATGAGGATACCAACGTAAGAGTTAGGGCGTATTATTAATGGGAAATAGTGTAGTAGATTTGGGGGCCGCGGCCTTAGATTATGTTGAGGGCGCTTGGGATTATATGACAGGGGCCCCGAAAGCTTCTGCCAGTGGCGGGTACTATAAAAATCTTGGCCCCGGAGCTCGCCAGTACTTTTCTGGCCCCGGCGACTATGAAAAAACCAATCCCGTAATGGAATATTTTGGTTTTGAAGATGGCGGCAGCCCTGCGGTGGAGTTGCAAAATGACGGGTCCCTTCCCGGTGTAGATGAGTTACGTTACATGACCCCTGCCGAAGTAGAAGAGGGCTCGTATAGTTTTCTTCAGAACATGGAAGAGCAGATGCTGGGTCATTTGGCCGCGGCCCAGAGCGTCCATGACGAAGACCTCCCTGTGCGCCAGTCCCTAGATATGAAGCGCTACCACTATGAAGAGGCGGAAAAGCTGCGTAATCAGATCGAGCAGTTTAAGGAACGCCGCGCTAGCGCTATTCAAAACTACCCGGAAAGCGAAACTAAACTGTACATGAAAGAGGGGGAGGCTCCTTATGTAAAAGGGTTCCCGGATGATTTGGTTCAGGGCTTTGACGACGGCGGCGCGGCTTCCCTTGGCGCGGGCCGTGTATACCGAGAAGGGGACTACATTACGGAGCCCGGCTACCTTGGTCCGGAGTATGCGTTTGAGGTAGAAGACCCGCGGCGCTTTGATGTTTATGAAGATAGCGGACAGTTTGCGCCGCCTCTAATGGACAAAGCCCTTGAGCCGTATGACGCGGAAGGTCGTGCGCGGCCCACGTATCCTAGCTTTCAGGAATACATCGAGGTAGACGAGTCCGGTAAGTATCCGGCTTTTGGTATAATGGCTAGCCTTGGTAAGGATGCGGATAGGACGAGTCCGTTACAGGCCGATCCGGAGTACCTCGGCATAGAGGGTTTTGACATTTACCGGGACCTAGCGCCGGAACAGTTTAAACGTCGCCCCCTAAATAAACAGAATTTTGATAAGAAACGTGGCTTCCAACACGGGCAGATGGTTCGATTGGAGGCTATGGATAATAAATTGATGAAAATGGCGGGGGTCTCTCCGCAGAGCTTGGGGCCTGCGGCTATGAACCAAATGTCGGATATTTTGGGGCGTAAAATTGGCTGATGAAAAAGTATACACGGGGATTCCGCCGTCAGAACGTCAATATTCGGGTGTCCCTGTCCTTGGCGGATTAGAGGCGGCGTATAGTTATCTGGCCCCAGTAGAGTACCCGGTTATTGAAGAACCGCGGACCGTGTACACCGAAGATATGGGTCGGCGCTATACTTCGACAACACCGGGCGTGTATGGCGAACCGCGGCCCGCGGTCCCCGCAGCTATTCAAGGCGGAATAGATTTTTTTAAACAGCTTGTAGATCAGCCGGGAGAAACCGCGTCAGCGGTAGCCGAGGGTATTGCGTCTATACCAAAAGAGCAAATGCTTGGGGCGCAAGCCTTAATGGAGGGTGCGGACTACGCGTATGACCCAGAGACTAAGGAAGAGTACCGGTTTGATCCGTTTCTAACTGCCGCGCCGGTAGCTGGTGGAACGGCGATAAGCATTGCGCGTACTGCGGGCGATACCGGAGAAGTGCTCGGTATTATGGCCGGTAGAAGATCTTTAAGTGGTGCGGACAAAGAGCAGGTTGCAAAATCTTTGCGGGCTATGGGTAAGTCTCCGGACGAAGTTTTTAGAGCAACGCAAGCTTTCTTTGACAGTGATGTTTTGGGTAGTGACACTGCCGCTTTTCGGTTTGAAATACCAACAGCTAACTCTAAGTTTAAAGAAGACGGTCCGGTTAAGATGTTGGATGTGGACTATGGCAGGGGCTATGCTTTTGGTCTTGGCGACGAATACAGGAAAGTAACCTTTGACGAAGAAGGTGATCTTTTAGAATTAAACAAAGGCAAAATACCTACTGTAGGCGAAATATTTGATTTCCCTGAGTTGTATGAGCAGTACCCTGAAATTAAAGACTCTTTAGTCGTAAAACTTGCAACACCAGAAGGGGAGCCGGTTTGGAAGGCCCCCCGGGCTGTATTTATGAGTGGCGCGTCAAGCCCGTACAGAAAGCCGACCATTGGCCTGAGAGACTCTCAGTCTCAGTCGGAGCTTCAGTCGAGCTTGTTACATGAGCTTCAGCATTGGGTTCAGACAAAAGAAAGCTTCCCGGAGGGGGCTTCCGGGTCTCGTATTATGGACCTAATAGAAGAAAAAATGGGTGCTAAGATGGACCCTGATTTTTTAAAAAGCGCGGCATATGCCGCCTATGAAAGTGTGTACGGGGAGGCTGAAGCCCGTAACGTGCAACGCCGTTTTTCGGATTTTAGGAAAGCCGAATTAAATCCTGTTGAAACTAGACGGGCTGAAGCCCCTGATAATGACATAAGTATGTCGGAAGACGCTGCCGCGGAAAGAGCAGCGGACATGATAAGGGAAAGCCTAGAATACGGTGATTATTCGTATGAAGACGTTTTTCCAGATGCTTTCAAGGCAAAAGGCGGCGTAATAACTTTGGCCGACACCGCGCGGAACATGACCCGCGGCCCACGGGGCGTAGCCGCTCTTGCACCAATAGCTAGGAATATGTATCGGCCTATGGTAAGTTAGGGGCCTTAAAGGAGAACACAGATGGCGCGTAAACCAATTGGCGGTTTGATGGACAACAACGTCCCTTCACAGTTAGACCCAGAGGATTTAGCTGCGGAGGTCGAGTTAGAGATTCCGGGCAGCATGGACAACGTCGTGGCTTTTGAAGGCATGGCGGAGGGCATGGATATTGAGATGACCCCGGAAGAGGACGGCGGCGTTACGATTGATTTTGATCCGTCTGACCAGCGCGGTGAAAGCGATGACTTTTACGCCAACTTGGCGGAAGAGATGCCTGATCGCGAGCTATCTAGAATTGCTGGCGAGCTTTTACATGAGTTTGATGCAAACAAAGCAAGCCGACAGGAGTGGGAAGATGCTTATGCAAACGGTCTTGATCTTCTCGGGTTCAACTACGAGGAAAGGACGCAGCCGTTCAGAGGGGCTTCTGGGGTTACGCACCCGTTGCTTGCCGAGGCGGCTACGCAGTTTCAAGCGCAGGCGTTCAATGAGTTGTTGCCAGCGTCCGGGCCCGTGCGTACTTCTATCATGGGAAGCGAAACAAACGACAAACAGCGGCAGTCTCAGCGCGTAAAGCAGTTTATGAACTATTACATCACGGATGTGATGGAAGAATACACCCCGGAACTTGACCAAATGCTGTTTTATCTGCCTTTGGCGGGGTCTACATTCAAAAAAGTATACTATGACGAGACTTTGGGACGTGCGGTAGCTAAGTTTATACCGGCGGAAAACCTTGTTGTACCGTATGAGACCTCTGATTTGGAGACTTGCCCCAACATTACGCAAGTTTTGAGGATGTCTCTTAACGATTTGCGTAAAAAACAGGTTGCGGGCTTCTATTTGGACATACCGGTGATCCCGGCCCAAGAGGAATCCGACCAGATTACCAGTGAAATCGACCGTATTGACGGCACAAGCCGCTCACAGATCGACTACGACTGCACAATTTTAGAATGTCACGTAGATTTAGACCTAGAAGGCTACGAAGACCTCGATGAGGACGGCGAGCCGACGGGTATTAAGATACCATATGTTGTCACACTGAGTCAGGACAACGGCCAAGTGCTGTCTATTCGCCGTAATTACCGCGAAGATGACGAATTAAAGCGTAAAATTCAGTATTTCGTACACTATAAGTTCCTTCCGGGCTTTGGTTTTTACGGTTTAGGGCTTATTCATACGATTGGCGGTTTGTCACGGACCGCCACAGCGGCACTGAGGCAGTTGATCGACGCAGGTACGTTATCTAATCTCCCAGCGGGTTTCAAAGCCCGTGGATTGCGTATTCGGGACGACGATGATCCGCTTCAGCCCGGAGAGTTCCGCGATGTGGACGCTCCCGGAGGGGCTATTCGTGACAGCCTTATGCCGCTGCCATTTAAAGGCCCAGACCAGACACTGTTCCAGCTTTTGGGTTTTGTTGTGGATGCGGGACAGCGTTTTGCCACAATTACAGACATGAAGGTGGGAGACGGTAACCAGCAAGCGGCGGTTGGAACGACTATCGCGATGCTGGAGCAAGGCTCACGTGTGATGAGCGCGGTGCATAAGCGGTTGCACTACGCAATGCGGATAGAATTTAAACTTTTGGCTCGCGTGATGGGTGAAAGTTTACCAGAAGAATACCCATATACAATTGAAGGCGAAGATGCGTCCGTTAAAGCTTCTGACTTTGACGATCGGGTAGATATCATTCCGGTGTCCGACCCTAACGTGTTTAGTCAGGCGCAGCGTATTGCTTTGGCACAGACTAAGCTACAGCTAGCGGGTGCCGCTCCTGAGTTACACAACATGTACGAAGTGTATCGGGACATGTACGATGCCCTTGGTGTACGCGACACGGACCGTATTATGAAGCGGGCTGTGGAGGAAGAGCCAACACCTAAAGACCCGGCGCAGGAAAACATCGACGTGATGGACATGGTGCCTCTGAAGGTGTTTGAGGGTCAGGAGCATCAGTCTCACATTATGGCGCACTTGATTTTTGGCGCATCTCCGATGGTTGGCTCTATGCCAGCTTTGGCGATGGAGCTTCAAAAGCACGTCATGGAGCACGTTAAGGTAGCCGCAAGAGAGCAGGCGGCGGTACAGTTTATCCAGAGCCGTCAGGCCGCGGGCGGCGAAGCGGCCACTGAGGAAGAGATGCTTGCAATCGAGGGGCTTACCGCGCAGTTCGTGGCGCAGGGTATGCAGATGGTTCAGCAGATGTCAGCGCAAGTCTCCGGCCAAGGCCCTGATCCGTTGGTTCAGCTTAAAGAGCAGGAGCTACAGATCAAGGCACAGGCAGAGCAGAACGACATGCAGGTCGATCAGGCCAAGCTTAATATGGAAGCGGCAGGCCAGCGGATGCGGGCGGATCAGTTCCAGCAGCGCATGGCAAGTCAAGAGCGCCAGACGGACAAGCGTATTCAATCTGCTATGGAACGGGAGATGCTTAAACAACGGGGAGACTAGATACTCATTAGTTTAGCTTGGGGGCGAAATGATAGCAGAAACACTGGCTGGTATAGCACTGGTCAAATCCGCGGTTGATGGGATTAAATCAGCCATTAACACGGCCAAGGACGTTGGCGAAATAGCGGGTTACGTTGACCAGCTTTTTGAAGGTGAAAAGCAGGTCCAGCAGAAAAGAGCTAAGAGTGCGTACCCCGGAATTGGAGACCAGTTCGGGGTATCTAATATTGCGTCTGAAGTCATAGATGCAAAACTGGCTCAAGAAAAGATGCAGGAAATGCGTAACCTAATTGATTTACGTTTTGGCCCCGGAACGTGGCAAAGTATAGTAGATGAGCGGGCTCGTAGGATACAGGCGGCTAGAGAGGCGGCTTCGGCGGAGCGCCGTAAAAAGCTGGCCGAAGCAAAAGAGTTTGAAGAAACCATGAAGCAAGTCGTGCTTGTAACTTCGGTGATTGTTATCGCGATAGGGTTTTTTATATTTTTGTTTGCGGTGGTACTATGACGGTAGATAAATTTTTAGAATGGAAGATACTGCCTCGTTTTATGATGCTAGCAAGCACGGTGATGAGTTGGCGCTGTGCCGAGTGGTTTATGGCGTTAG